GACTTAGGAAACGTATAGTTTTAATGTATAGTAGATAATAAATTAGGGGTGTAGCTAAAAACTACGCCCCTTTTTTATATAAGAAATAAATGTTTAAATTTGTAAAAAAGAGGTTATGTATAATTTTATAATAGATCACTTTCTAGAGTACGACGGAGCCATAGTAGAACCCGTAACGGTAGAGGAGGCTAAATTATATTGTCGTATTACTGATAGCGTAGAAGATAACTTAATAGAGGAACTTATAATCCAATCTAGGGAAGCCATAGAGAAGGTTACTAATTTAAGTTTGGTTCCTAAGATTGCTACTGTTTGGTTTACTAATCTTAGCGGAATGTTTCAATTTCAATACGGACCAATTCAAGATTTTACCGAACTATTAAACGCGGAAGGCGACGAAATAGATCCGGATAATTATAGATTAGTAGGAGGACAATATCCTAGTTTAGCGCGTCCAATGTGGGAGCAATTAAAAGCTACTTATTCTTGCGGCTATCCCGAAGGCGAAGTCCCTACGGAACTTAAAATAGCTATTTTAGATCAAGTAAGCTACGGTTATGAGAATAGAGGTCTAGAAGTAGACGGTATGGGTATTTGTGAAAAGGCTTGGCGAGTTTGTCAACGTTGGACTAGAACAAGCCCAATAATATAATTTATGAGAATAGGCAGAAATAAAACTAATTACGTCGACGCAAACTCTATGAATAGATTAGTAGGCCTTTATGTGCCTACAAGGACTAGCGACGGCCAAGGAGGGTTTACTACTACGTTTGCACTACAAGAAACAGTTTGGGGCGATTTTAGGCCGCAGTCTCAAAGTAGAGCGATTTTAGAATCGGAACTTAGTTTTACTAGATTTGGTAGATTATTTATTCGATTTGGAGTTACAATAACCGACGCTTACGAATTAGAAGTAGAAGGAGATAGGTATACTATTCACTCTATTAAGAACGTAGACGACGCGAGAAGATATTACGAAATAGAAATGTACTTTTAATATGGCCGGTTTTGCTTTAAATTTAAGCGGGTTAGATAACCTTACTAAAAGGCTAACTTCTTTAGAGAGTAATCTAAGGATAGAAGTAGCGGCGGAAATGTCGGCTAGCGCTTTACGCATAGAAACAAAGGCAAAGAGAAACGCACCCGTTAACTTGGGTACGTTAAGACAAAGTATACATTCGATAAGCGATACCGGAGGACTAACGCATAGAGTAATAGCGAGCGCAAGTTACGCGCCTTATGTAGAGTTCGGGACCGGAGGGAAGGTTTCTATTCCGGCGGGATATGAAAATTTTGCCGTACAGTTTAAAGGCAAAGGATCGGGAACTTTAGAGGACCTTATTCAAGCGTTAACAGTATGGGTAAAACGTAAGGGATTAGCGGGAACTTATCAAGCTACGTCTTACGACGTTTCTACTAGAAAGGCTAGTAAGATAAAGAGAACGGGATCCGCTAAAACAAAGAAGAGCGAAGACGAAAAGTTAGCTAGATTTCTAGCGTTTAAAATACTTAAGAATGGATTAAGAGCGCAACCGTTTTTAATCCCCGCTTATGAGGACGAGAAGCCTATACTATTCAATAAATTAAAAACGTTATTAAATGCTTAATCCTAATATAGATATAAAAAAATGGTTTTATACTAACTTAGTTAGTATAACGGACTTAGACGTCTACGACGGTATGGCACCGGAAGGAGCCGGAAACGAGTACCTTATTTTAGACGGTAGAAGTTCAAGTCAAGAACAAGGAAAAACGGGCTATACTAACTCCGTAACTATGACCGTAGACATTGTTACAAAAAATGCTAACTTTGGTTACAAAAGAGCGGAGACTATAAGCGATTTAATATTAGCAGACATAAATTCGGACACTACAATAACACTAAATAATGGTTTTTACTGTTCTAGTTTATTCGTTCAAAGTGTAAGAAATATAGACGGATTAAATCCAATAGACAACGTTTTTCGAACATTAATAATATATAATTTAACAATAACTCAAAATTAAAACCAAATAAAATGGCAGAAACTAAAGTATCGGCAAGGGACTATATCCTATTAGCTGACATAGACGGAGACGCAACATTTAAGCCCGTTGCTTGTCTTACCTCTAACACAATGACCTCGACTGTTAACACAATCGACGCAACTTCTAAATGTGGCGACCAATTCCAAGCGGGACCGGCGTTTACACAATCTTTTAGAGGGGAAGGCTTCGCAATCGACGAAACCGGTACTCCTTCAAAAGATAGTTACCAACAATTATACGCGGCGCACGCGGCTAGAACCTCTTTTAATATGAAAATGGGTAAGGCTACTCCAACTTCGGGCGATATTGTGTATAGCGGTCAAGTGTTTATTTCCAATTTCGACGTTAACGCGGCGGATAAAGACGACGTTAAGTTTTCAGCGACTTTCGTAGTTACTTTACCTCCATTAACTCAAACGGAAACCGCATAAAAAAAAGTCAGTATGTATAAAATGTTATTGAAGGAAAAACAAATCCACTTGAAGTGGGGGACTTGGGCTATGCGTAGGTTTACGGATAAAAATAAGATTACAATAGATCAATATTTTGACGTACTTACTAGAGCCGCCTACGACCTTAATACGTTAGTACAATTAGTTCATATTGGATATGAGTCGGCTTGTACTAGCAATAAAGAGGAAGTAATATTTACGGAAGACGACGTATGCGATTGGATAGACGAAGTAGGAGGAGTATTTAGACAAGACGGTCCTTTAGTGGACTACATTAAATACATAGTAGATAATACGTTATTACAAGTAAATAAAGGCCCCGTCGCTAAAGCGGAAAAAAAAAAGAGTAAACCTTAATTGGGACGACGTTTTAGTTAAAGCGGCGGAATGTGGAATAAGGCCTAGCGAGTTTTGGGATATGACTTGGAAGGATTATAGTATAATAGTCTTAGGTGTCGAAAAAAGAGAATTAAACGAATGGGCTAGAACTAGAAATCTAGCCTATATCATATACTTAAGCAATACGGCGGACCAATCCCCTAAGTCTCTTAAATCGTTTTGGCATATTCCGGATCTAGACGACGACGTCGAACAAGAAGAGAAGGTTATGTTAACTAATCAACAGTTAGCTAATACGTTAAAATTGTACGGAGTAAACTAAAATAAAATGGCCCAAGAAACTTTACAACTCATAATAACCGCCGACAATAAGGAAGCCTTAAAGGCTATCGAGGATTTGGCAAAATCGACGGCGGGGTTAAAGACTAAGTTTGTAGAGGCTAAAGGCGGGACGGATCAAGCGACGCAGTCTTTAGTAAACTTATCAAGGGTAGCGCAAGACGCCCCTTATGGGTTTATAGGTATAGCGAATAACCTTAACCCTTTATTAGAATCATTCCAACGATTAAGGGCCTCTTCTACGTCAAATAAAGAGGCGTTTCAAAGTTTATTAGGAGTTATGACCGGTCCGGCCGGTATAGGCCTAGCCTTGGGCGTAATTTCGTCTTTATTTGTAGCTTTTGGGGATAAGTTATTTACTAATAAAAAGGCCGTAGATGAAGCTAAAAAGGCCCAAGAAGAGTACGCTAAAGCGTTAGAGAAATCTAAAGAAGCCGCAGTAAACCAAGGTATAAAATTAGAGAACCTTATTAAACTTTCTCAAAATGCTAACTTAACCGACGGAGAACGAGTAAAAGCCCTTAACGGAGTTAGAGACATTCTTAACGGAGTAAGTAAAGGTTACGGCGATCAAATTAAAAATATAGACGACGCTAAAGAAGCGGTTAAACAGTATACGGCGGCGCTTATTCAACAAGCTATCGTAGAACGTTATAGAAACGAATTAGCCGACAAATCCATAGCGTTAGCAAAGACGCAAGAAGGCATAACTAAGGCTAGAGGACAACTTATGGCGTCAATGAACGAAGCCGGACAAGCCCCTTCTAGTATTGGTTCCTCTATGGAAATAGAGTCAGCTAGTAGAATGGATAAGGTAACTTTTACGGCCAAGCAATTAAGAGACTTAAAGACGCAAGCGATAGTCCAAAGTAACGATATTTTAAGTCTTACTAATCAAATGAACTCGGCCTTAGATAAAGGAGCGCAAAATCCTTTATTTCTTGCTTTAATGACCGGCAACGGCAAACTAGCCGGAGGCGGAAGCGCAGACAAATTAAGCGAAGTTCAAAAGGTATTAAACAATCTTAGAGAAAGTTTAAATAGCGCACAATTTCAGTTATTAGAGGGAATGATTAGCGAGAAGGGCGGGAAGGATTCTTTTGCCGTACAATCGTTAGAAGCTATTTATAAAGCTATTGAAAAAATAGCGGGAAGTAAAACGCAAGAAGCGCAAAACGCACTTAAACAGTTATTAGGATCTGCAAAAGAGTTAGAGGATAAATATTATAGCGGTAAGCCGCAAGGAGACGTTTCGGACACTTCTCCGGTACTTAGAGACGTTTCGTTTCGTACTACTGATAAGTTTACGGGAGGCGCCGAGAAGGCGTTAGATCCATTAAGGACCGCTCGTAATACAATGGCTATTAATAAAATGATAGCGGATAACGACGCGGAAGGAATGAAAAAAAGACAAAAGGCTTACGAGAATTTTGCCGACACTATTTCCGGAATGGCTACTAACGCTATTATGGGTTTCTTTGACGCGCTTAAAAACGGTCAAAATGTACTAGAGGCGTTAGGCGATCAATTCTTAAGACTTGCGGAAGATATAGCGGCGGCAGTTATTAAGGCGGCTATTTTTAAGGCTATTATGACCGCTTTAAATGCGTCTTCGGGCGGAGGAGCGGGAGCCGTAGCGGCGGCGGCAAATATAGGAGTTATTCCTTTTGCTACCGGCGGTATAGTTACCGGTCCAACTATGGGCCTAGTAGGCGAAGCCGGTCCGGAGGCTATTATCCCTTTAAGTAAATTAACCGGAATGTTAACTAAGACTTTTAGCGCGGGATCTATGTCTTCGGGTAGAGGATCGGGCGGCGGCCAATTTGTACTAAGAGGCCAAGATTTATTACTAGCGACAAATAGAGCGCAGAAAGCCTCTAATTTAAAGGGACAATCAATTAGTTTAGCATAATGGCATACGGACTAAGATATACTATAAGCCAAATTCTACGAAATGAGAACACTCAAACGATAGAAATTTACGAGCAAGACTACGTCGACGATATAGTTAAAACCTATACGCCTACGTCTATTATATTACAACCAAACAGTAGCGAAGAGTACCCCTATCCTAGTATAATAAGTTCTCAATTAAATTTTAATATAATACTAGAAACCGAAGACGACTACGACCAATTTCCGGACGTACTTAGTAAGAACGATCGTAAATATTGGGTAGTTTATAAAGAGGATTCTACTGTTATATGGAGGGGTTTTTTATTTAATGATTATTCCGAAATAGGTTTTAGTACGGGAATAAATCAAGCGTCTTTAGTTTGTATAGACGGAATTTCGTTTCTGCAAGATCAAGAATATCAATTCGAAGTAACTGATAGTATTAATACTACCCAACAATGGTTAGATTTAATATTTGTAGGGTTAAGGTTTTTAGGCTATCCGGAGGACCTTTATTTAGTTATAGCTTGCTCGTTTTATGCGGAAGGAATGTTAAATCGAGGAGACGGAGACTCTTACGAGCCGTTCGCGCAGACTTACCAATATAGGAGGGATTTCGTAGGAGTTAGCTTTTACGATATTATCGAAAATATGTTAAGGACTTTTAATTGCAGAATGTATCAATCAAATGGCGATTGGTGGATTACTTCTACTATGGAGGTAGCGGCCCCGACTAGGTATTATACTAAATACGACGTAGGGGATTACGCAACGATAGACAGTTCGGGAGTTTTAGATAATGTAATTAATATAGCGCCTTACGAATATGGTAACGTACATTTTATAGATAATAGCCAAACTAAAATATTAAGAAAGGGATTTTATAATATACAATTAAGAAATAGATATAGTTCTCCTATTAACTTAATACATAATGCAGACTTAAAAGAAATAATAGGAGGAAGCGGCGCTATCCCTCCTTTAACGGCTTATGGTTTTTTTACTACTCTTACGGGAACGGCTACGGCTACCGCAATAGTTTACGATAGTGAACAGTTTAATAGCTACTATTTAACTGCGGGAACCGGAGACGCCATTTTACAAATATTAGGACCTTCGTCTCCTTATTTTTATACTCCTTACGTTGGGGGTTTTCCTTTAAATTTTAGCGTCGAACATAAAAACGGCGTAGCTATGAAAATACAAATAGCTTTATTAAATACGGGATCGGGTAATAAATATCTAGATAATAACGGAAATTGGCAAACTAACTCTAATACATATATAACGTTTCCGGCTTGGGACGGGAGCGATCCTTGGGCGACTTTTACTTTAACTATTCCTCCTTTTTTTGTGGGATTATTTAGTACTACCTTTTTAATGGGTTATTTGAATATTAAAATATTAGTGGAGACTAATAGTACGGAAGTTAGAAACTTTATATTAACCCAAGGTCAAACGGAGGTACAATATGCAGTAATAAGTAATTCTAGTACGGAAGAGAAATCTACGCTTAAAGTATTTGAAATTCCTTACGGACAAGTATATCCAAACGCTAACGGTTTGCAAGTTTTAACTTTAGGTTCTTTATACGATAGTAACGGGGTGTTCTTAGAAAATTGGTATTTTCAATATTTAATAGCGGGAGGAGCGCAAATTCTAAGTAGTCTAGCGCGTCAATATATTAAGATTTACCAAAGAAACATAGCTACTTTAGAAGCGGATTTAGGAGCAATACAAGCGGATAACGGATATATTAATTTAGATAAAGTTTATACCGTAACGGATCCTTCTACGGGAAACTTATCTTATAATGGCAAACAGTTTGCTTTAAATAGATTAACTACTAACTCTTATAACGATCAAGTTAATGGAGTTCAACTAATAGAAATATATTACGACGAGGAAGCTATATTTGTAGAGCCTCAATATATTACCGATACGGGACAACTTGGGCCTTTTTGGAATCTACAATTAAATATTTTTTAACTTTGATATATGGCAAATCCCGTAAATGGTACAAACGTTATGCTTTATTGGCATAGAACGGACGTAGATCCGGAAGTAGACGTCGCGTTCGCTTGCTCTACAAATTGCACTTTTAGCGTTAACGTAGATCAAGTAGAGGTTACTTCTATTACTTCGGCTTGGTTCCGACAGTATAAAAATGATATAGCGACTTGGAGCGTAACTTGCGACGGATTAGTTATTTTAAGCGATTTCTCTTATTTATTTATGCTTGATAAGCAATTAGCTAGAGAACCTATCGAAATCAATTTCGTAATAGACAACGGCGAAGACGGATTAGTAATAATAAACGGAATTTGTAATATAACTAGTATAGGTATTAACGCTCCTTATAAAGACGCGGCTACTTATAACGTTAGTTTACAAGGGACCGGCGCTTACGGTACTTCGGGAACTAGCATTAATCCGGAAGGAGTAGTTATTCGCGGAGGATATGTTTATAATAAAGAATATACGGCGGCCGGTGGCGAGACTACGATTACTTGGGTAGATATGATCGGGAAGGACTGCGTTTATGTATCTAGAGGCGGTATAGACTGTCAAGCGATTATAACTAGCGGAACTCCGGTAAATGAGCAAGTTAAATGGAATAGTACAACGGGAGTACTTACATTTAGTAGGGCCTTGGATAGTGGGGAATTTGTTAGAGGTTTGTTTAATTAGATAAAAAAAGTAAAATGAGTAACCAAATAGTTATAACAAGCGGAGCCAAATTAAGAGACTTAGACGACGTTATTATAGGAACCGACGGGATATTATCCTCGGTAGCCTTTAACGTCGCTAATGGGGTTCCTAGGCTTGACGAGAACGGTAAAATTCTAGTAAGTCAGTTACCTAATTCGGTTATGGAATTTAAAGGAGTTTGGGACGCCGCTACTAATACGCCTACTTTGGTTAATGGAACGGGTAGCGCGGGGGACGTTTGGTTATGTAACGTTGCCGGAACTGTAAACTTCGGGGCCGGCCCGATTGCTTTTGCCGTTGGCGACTACGCAGTTTATACGGGGACCGTTTGGGCTAGATCGTCGGGAGCGACGGGGACAGTAACTTCGGTAGGAGTATCTAGAGACGGAAACGCTTTAACTATTACCGGTTCTCCCGTAACTTCAAGCGGAACGATTAATCTAGGTTTTAGCGGGGATAATACACAGTACATAAATGGAGCGGGAAATTTGACTACATTTCCGACTTTGATTACTAGCATAGGTTTGACTATGCCGGCGGCTTTTAATGTCTCTAATAGCCCCCTAACGGCCAACGGAACGATAGGAGTAAGTGCGGCGGGATATGCTTCTCAATATATTAGAGGAGACGGCACTTTAGCCGACTTCCCTACTAGCGGAGGAGGCGGATCTTCGGTTTCTTACTATTTTAATGGAGGAACTAGCCAAGGTACAATAGGGGGTACTACTTATTACGAAATGAGTAAGACGGCCGATACGGGAACGGGAGTAGACTTTAATAAAACGGGAGACGGATTTATAGTAGCGTTTTTAACGGACGCAAACGATCCTAACTTATTACAAATACCGGCGGGGAATTGGGACTTTGAAATTTACGCTTCTATGAGTTCTAACGGAGGTACTCCGGAACTTTACGCGGAATTATATAAATACGACGGTACTACTTTTACTTTAATTGCTACTAGTTCGCACGAAATTTTATACGACGGAGTTAATCTTAATTTATATTCTTTTGCTACGGCAGTTCCGCAGACTTCTTTAACGGTTACGGATAGATTAGCGATAAAACTTTACGCAGACAATAGCGGCGGTAAGACTACGACAATACATACGCAAGATTCTCATTTATGCCAAGTTATAACTACTTTTAGTACGGGACTAACGGCTTTAAACGGATTAACGGCCCAAGTACAATACTTTGGGACCGGAACGAGCGGAAACGATTTTAATATCGTTTCTAGCGTTGCTACGCATACTTTTAATATTCCTTCGGCTTCGGCTACGGCTAGGGGTTTAATTACTACCGGAACGCAAACGATAGCGGGAAGTAAAACTATAACGGGGACTACTACTTTTACGGGAGGTCCTATTTTATCCGATACTAATTTAACCTATGCAAATTCGGGTTATACTTTAGTATTACAGTCTCCGACTTTATCGGTTAATAGGACGGTTACTTTACCAAACGGAACGGGAACCCTAGCTTTAACTAGCGATATTTCTTATCCGGTAACTTCCGTATTTGGTAGGACCGGCGCGGTAGTAGCTACTAGCGGCGATTATACGACTACGCAAGTAACGGAAGGGACAAACTTATATTTTACGGACGCAAGGGCTAGAACTGCGATTAGTCTTACGACTACGGGATCTACGGGCGCTTCTACTTATAACAATACTACGGGGGTTTTAAATATCCCTAATTACGCGGATCAATACGTCGGAACGGTAACGAGCGTAGATATGTCAGTACCTACGGGATTAAGTGTATCGGGAAATCCTATTACTACGAGCGGAACTCTAGCGGTTACTTTAACTGCGGGCTACTCTATACCTACTACGGCTAATCAATCTACTTGGACAACTGCTTATAATAGAAGTTTAACAAGTGCGGCGGTTACGGGTACTACGACTAAGACTCTTACTTTGAATCAACAAGACGGAGGAACTATTACGGCTTCTTGGACGGATATTAATACGGACGCGGTTACTTCGGTGTTCGGTAGGACGGGAGCGGTAGTAGCGACTAGCGGAGACTATAATACGGATCAAGTTACGGAGGGAACTACAAATCTTTACTTTACTAATACAAGGTCTAGAGCGGCTATTAGTCTTACTACTACGGGGACTTCGGGAGCGGCAACTTATAATAATACTACGGGAGTTTTTAATATCCCTAGTTATGTAGGAGGGGTTACTTCGGTGTTCGGTAGAACGGGCGCAGTAGTGGCAACGGACGGAGACTATACTTTAACTTTATTAGGAGACGTAACTATTACTACTCCTAGTTCGGGCCAAGTATTAAAATATAACGGTACGGCTTGGATTAACGATACGGACGCAAATACGGGGACAGTTACTAGCGTTGCTATGACAGTTCCAACGGGCCTAAGTATTGCGGGTTCTCCTATTACAAGTTCGGGGACTTTAGCGGTTACTTTAGCTTCCGGATATGTTATTCCTACTCAAACTACTTTAGACGGTAAAGTACCTTATAGCGGAGCGACGGGCGCAGTAACTTTAGGGGCTTATTCTTTAACGGCTACGGGTATAACTGTTTCTAAGTCTGCGGGGATTTCTACTATAACATTCCCGGCGGGAACTAATGATCCGGCTTATATTCAACACGAAGAGTCAACCGCTAATTTGGGAATAATGCGTTTTAGTGTTGGAGACGATAACGATACA